ACACCGCAGCTTTCCTTAAAGTTTCCAATAAGGAAGCTCTTACGGGCGTTGACCTTTAAGCCAACGTCCTCAAGCCAGGCTACACACTGGTGAGCGTATTTACGTTGTATGATGATATCATCACCATAGACGCGAATACGCCGAGAAGCGCGCCTAACATTCCAGTAAGTGGCGGAAGTTCCGTCACTATCCAAGATAGCTGCGATGCATACCACTGCAAAGCAGATGGATTGTACTGGAAAAGTTAGAGCGTTACCCATTCCGGCAAATTTACCCAAGGCGAGTAAGGGTTTCCCCTTAGTCTCTACATGGGTAGAACGACAATCCATCATTAACTCCAAAAACGGAGGCTGGTGTCTGAATACAGACTTAACGAGTGAAACACTCAGTAAATCTGACGCAGACTTCAGATCGATGGTTGCCCAGTTGTCGTAGCGGGAGCCTTCCAAAGCAAGGTATTGATTCTTACTTTGGTCGGTAAGTGCTAAGCAGTTACGTAAAACTCTACACTCATTGATACTATCTCTGAGAAGAGTATTGAGACCTTGTTGGATAAACTGTCCAATATAGGGCTCAACCGTAATTGTCCGTCTCGAGGAAGAATTCTTCGGAACGGATATAAGCCTTGCACTGCTTCTCGAAGCTCCGTCTTGTAAGGTTTGACTGGCTTGTGGTCGTCCCTTCGCAGGGGCACTACTCACCTGTCTATTGAACTGATGCACCCAAGCACCAGCACCAATAGGCAAGTAAGGCCAGAGTTTCGGGTTATCATTCACGATTTCCTGAAACAAAGCAGCGTATTTCTCGTTGCTCTTATAACCTTCTTTGACGGCACCCGGACCGTGTTTATACCTTGCATTGGACACATCCTGTGAATTCAGGGTGTTTAAAATCAAGGCAGAAACACTACCGATGAGATGATTATGGCGATCTGGAATGTTTATCCGTCTCGCCACTTCATCACACTGGTAAAACTCGTTCACCGCTTTCAAATGAAGAAAATCTTCATCTTCAGGGGAGAGTTGAGTCTTCTTGTAGAGTCGAAGGACGTTTCTAAGGCCCTTCACAATCCCTAAATCGGGATTCTCAACAAGTAGTCCGGTGAACAGATCGAAAACCTTACAGAACATACCCGAAAAAAGTAACGGGATTGTTCCCCCGTTGGATTTCTTAAATCCAACAGGGCAGGTAAACTTGCCGGTTGAAAGCCCTATCACTAGGGCCTCATCCAAAGCAGGTAAGGCTATGGCTAGGAAACCATAACCTTCGTTTTCGAACCTTTTCTCGATCGTGATGATATCACGATCGAGGCCTTTCACACCAGGATTCAGCCGCTGCAAATCAAAGCAGAGGCTTCTTAAGAGAGCTATCGGACTTTTCATCACATCCTCTATGAGGTATCTGATTCCGAGTCTGATCGCCATCTCCGTCAGCTAATTGCTGACGTTCGGAGGACATACTTGGAAGAATGTCCTGTGGAGCATTCCGGTTGCACCCTGACAGGATAATGGCAATAATTGCCAAAATCCCAAGGTACAGCCCGAAACGAACCACCCAAGATACCGTAAGATCCGCATAGTAAAGGCCGTGGTTGTTCATTATTGAACTCCCTTGACGTCCCTTACGATTGGAACTGAAGGAGCTTGGCCGTTGTGACTTCGGCGTCGTCGCGATAGTCCGTGAGGGCTTTCGCGAGGGCAACCATGGCAGCATCGGTAAACCCAAAAGCGGGTCGCACGATGGTCATTGAAACAGAAGCAACCTGCTTCTGAACCAATCCTGAATAAGGATTGGTGGCGTTCAATGTCTGAGTCATCTGGATGTAGTGTTTATCACCACCTCCTTTCGGTCGGGAATGAGTGGTAACAACGGTATAACCGTTGCCACCAGTATCAGTCCGTTCCGAACCATACCCATCTTGCTTGACAATAGCCAAGACAAGAGAGGGCGTGGGACTCGCAGCCGCAATAGTCACGGGATCTGGCAACATAGACGTCTCCTTGTAGGTAAATTGTTAGTGCTAGCGGCGTTTGCCGCTTCGCTTAACATTGCCTCGTTGGGTCAGGATTGACCCAATGATGGATTCCTGATAAGCCGTTAAACTCGGCTTAGAGGTAGTGTTCACATCAAGGATCGCAGCAACATCTTTACGAGTTTGACACTTGTAATTCAGAATACTTGTATGATTCCAACTTTTGGTCGTAATGACCTCGTTGGTACCTACTCCGTCTTCTGTAGTTGTTGCGCGCTCGTCTGACTTTGACTTAAAAACCGTCGTAAGTTTACCCTCTGTTTGAGCGGTAATCATACCCCAGTTGATGAGTGCCTTTTCTCGGTGCATATTGTCGATTTGTTCGACATAGTTACCGAGACCAGTAAACCAATCAACTAGCCAAGTCCAAGGGACAAGATTATACAAGTCCGTTGGTCTCGGGATGGCTCCGATGCGATCAAGAAATTTGTCGCCGCGGAATTTGATACCATTTGGAGGAGGAAAATCGAAAGTTGCGTTTACAACTAAACGCAGTTCGGTCGTCCTATCCAACCTTGTTGAATACTCTCTCGAGTACTCTCCAGGGGCGGTATCATAGTCAAATTCAGGGGTGTAGTCACTCTGGGCCGTGAGGTAAGTCCTCTTGACCCGGAATGTTGTCGGCTTACCAGCTCGACGAATAAGAAAATCATATTTCTTACTCATCTTCGCCGGTAAGTTCAACAAGTCATTAACATCTCGATAGAGCTGTCTCCACCCGAAGTTGTAGCTAAGCCACTCATTCGGGACCTGTTTAGCGAGAGGGCGCAACGCAATAATGTTATTGCGTATACTCCTATTTCGCGGCAGGGCATGGAAACCGTACTTCAAGGCCAAAGCGGTCTCTTTTAGTGATAAAATTGACCGTGGAATGTCCTTGAGCTCGACGATATTGCGAAAAAGAGTATAATCCCTTTTATTAGGGGACCACTCTTTAAGCATAGAAAGTCCATGTTCAGCGATTTTTTGCTCGTTGAACAAGAACTCTCGCTCGGCGACTCTATCTACGAGATGTTTAAACAAGATGGCAGCTGTGGGTCTTATCTCATACCGCTTATACTCATGACTGAATGCTCTAGTGTTGCCGGCACCGCCGACTTCACTACATTCAGGACTGGGTATACCTTCAGCGGGATGATAACGATAAGTCCACGTGTCATGCGTATACACTTGCCTTGGAGGCGAATTTATGTACGACTTGAAGAATCGAGCCGTACCTTGTTCGCTCCCAAATAGGCGTGTACGCTTGGTGGTATCGTCACTATAATCCAGGATGGTATTCTGAGGCGTTAAAGCATCAGAACTCCTGAAATCATAATCATAGTGAGTGTCGAGGCCAGGTGCCCAGCAGACGCTAATTCCATGGTAATTACTACTCTGGACTTCGCTCCATGCTGAGACGTGGCGGTCAAAGAGTCGCTGCTGTAAAACAGAAGTGACACCTTTGGTCCTTGCTCGATTATAAGGAGATATTGCGTGCGGAGCAACCTTGAACTGATAAGTGGGATCCAATGCAAATGCAAAGGACCCAATTACAGACCAGGGTAAATACTTGTACGCAAAACTCTCGATACCAGTTGCCGTCTTAACTAGCGTATCACGACGATACTCATAAAATTTATGAGGATCATATCCTTCGGGTAATCCACGTGTATCATAACGTGTAGCACCCGTTAGATTTGGTATCGTCATGAGCTAGACCCTCTGCTGGTGTGAACAGGCATTGCTCTCATTAAAATATGTGAGAGCTAAATAGTGGACGAGTCCACTAGTGGACCCCGTGAGG